CAAGCTATTCTTTCTACCAGCTTTTCATTGTCTGAGTCCTGCATTAAAAAATCCATAGGATTAAATAACGTAGATTCGTCAACATCTATACCAAGCCAAGCGTCTTCTAGCTGGGGATTATAGTCTTTCATCTGTATATCCCATCAATAAATCCATAATATACAGCCTCTTCTGCATTCATATACCAATCCCCACTATAAAATTTCCTTTTAATGTATGATTTAGTTTTTGATAGGTTGTATTCTTTCTCTTTAAAAAACTTACTGGTTTTATAACATTTATCTGCGTAAATACTTAACATAGTTTCCGCATTCATTTTATCAACCAATGCATAGTTTTGCGAGCTTAAATAATCACCAGTTAAATCGCTTGATCCAAAGTGACACATGAAAATAGAACTAGGAGTAATCATTCTTTTTGTAGCAGACTGTATAATAACACTACCCATAGAGCAAAGCTGTCCATAGCCTATGAAAGTTGTTTTACATTTACAGTTTTTAATAGCGTCATATATCCCCATACCGGAATACCAACATCCTCCCGATGTCTGCATATGTATAGTTATAGGTTCTTTATTTTGATTTTTTAGTAAGTTTATGTTTTTAATAAAAGTCTGAAGCATTCTATGGTCTATACCGGCGGATTCTCCAGAATCATCATACTCATTTATGTAAATTTCCCTATTTTTAACATCTATTCCATAGTTATGAATTTCACCAACTATATCTCTATTTGTTGACATCTTCTTCCCTATTGAAAAGCTCGTTTAATCTTTTGAATATACTATTGCAGGTAACAAAAGCATTTTGCTTATTGTCACAGAATAATATTTTTGTATTGTACCAAATTTGAAACTCAATAATACTTTTTAGCAAATACTTCCCGGTGACTTTAACTTTTGTTTTCATTCTAGCCGGAACTTTAGACCCTTCGGGGTAACGGATAAGATCCGACATAGAAAACTCACATATAATAAATGAAAACGGAAAATCCTTCATACGCTCCATTTCTGCTTGAAAAGGAGCCTTCTTCCTTCCTAGATTCATCGCTATCTCAGAGCTACAGCCCTTTCTTTCTATGCATACCAAATCTTCGTAACCTTTCATGGTATAGTCGCCGGTATGAAGACCTGTGACCTCCATACCAGAACATTTATCATACTCAGAAAAAAACCACCCATCTTGCTCTCTGGTGTCTTTTATTACAGTATAATTTGGTATTTTAATTTTAGACATATCGAGCAATTATTTTTTTACGTAGCAAATTTTTCCATCTTTGTAAGATAGAGACTCTTGCAGTTTTTCTTTTCTTAATATACCGTAAACAGCACTATAAACATCGCCATGAGCATTTTCACAAAAGGTTTCTCCTTCTTCTAAATTGCGAATGTCGTCTGCGATTCGCTCTGGGGCGGATTCTGGACCCGCTAATGTTTCTTCTAGTTCTGATGGCTCAGGAGCGCCCTCTGTTTCGGACTGGACATCTTTTTGCCAAGATGTAAATCTTTCTTTAGCATTCATTTATTTCTCCTTACTTTTTCTGTAAAATATGAAATATAGTGTGATTCTTTACCTGTTATGTCATTGTGACAATTTTTACAAAGGCAAATGCCATTGTCTTCATCATAACGAAGCGTACTGGCTGAACTCCATTTTATAATATGGTGAACATTCAACCATACACCCTTCCCCTTTTTATTACACATTTGACACGTAAATTTATCCCTTTTGAGAACAGCATTGCGAAATTGTTTGTAAACTGGGTCGCCGTAGTCTCGCCTTTTGGACATCGTTATGAACCATCCTTTCTGCTAACTCTGTAAAGCTTATTTTTCTTCTCCACTCTAATTTACGCTCTGCCTTGTTGGGTATGCCTAAAAGGTAATCAACCTCTGCTGGTCGATAAAATTTTGGATCTATCACAACAAAACCAGCCCAATTACTAATTCCAACAGCGTTAAAAGCCGCATACAAAAAATCTCTTATACTGTGCGTCTCTCCTGTAGCTACAACGTAATCATCTGGCGTATCCTGTTGTAACATAAGCCACATAGCTGCAACATAGTCAGAAGCATGTCCCCAGTCCCTTTTTGCATCAAGATTACCCAAGCGAAGCTTTGGAAAGCTTTCTTGACGACCAGAGACATATATGGTATCTCCAGTGCTGATTGTTGTCATGTCACTGTCAATATCCATTAACGTTAGCCACTGAGAAAATTCTCCAATCCACTTGGTGATTTTGCGAGTTACAAAATTTTCGCCACGACGCTCACTTTCATGATTAAACAATATTCCGCAACTACCATGAATACCGTAGCTATCTCTATAATTTCTAACAAGATGGTGAGAAGCTAATTTTGCAATAGCGTAAGGGCTTTGTGGCATGAAGGGTGTATTTTCATCTTGGTACTTTTTTGTTTTCATAGAATCCGGCTTTGACGGATTACCTTCTGTGATTTGATCGTAATTTTTGCCAAACATTTCACTGCTGCTAGCCTGATAAAATCTAATGTTATCTTTTCTGGGAGAAAATCTAATAGCTTCAAGAATATTTAAAGTTCCTCCCGCTGTTACGTCCCATGTGTAGTTTGGCTGATTAAAAGAAGTGCCTACGTGCGACTGTGCGGCTAAGTTATATATTTCATCTGGCTCTTCTAAAGCCACGATAGAGTTAACACTAAAGGGGTCTGTAATATCTCCTTCGATTAATTTTATTTTTTGCAGAAGGTGGTTAATATTCTGTGTATTGGGCGTGCTGCTTCTTCTGGTGACGCCAGTCACTTTATAACCTTTATCAAGCAATAACTCTGCTAGATAGCTGCCGTCTTGTCCTGTTATTCCAAATATAATAGCCTTCATTATTAGTCCTTTTGTATTACAGTTTCTGGTGTTAAAAATGGCTGATCCACATTTCCATCTTCATATGTAAAATATTCTGAAAGTCGTTCTTTCTCTTTTTCTGATGCTAGTCGCATCTTTTCCATCTCTATGCCGATTTTATCCCTGAACTCATCGCTTGTTGCAATTTGCTTTATAAAAGAAGCGAATGTTTGTTTAGAGTCTTCAATCGCTTTTATTCGTTGTTCGCGCGTGCCCTTCAGGTCTTTCAACATCGTTGCTTTTCGAGCCTGGAGATCTTTATAATCTTTTGATAACGTTTCCTGCGAAGCGCGCAGCACTGCGATCTGGCGCTCCAAATTCATTATATAGTCCACATCGCGCTGATCCTTGTCGCGACTTTTCTCATTTCTTACAAGCTGGTCGTTTAAATTAATTTCTTCTTGATTTTCGTGTTGCGACCTTAAAATCCTGTTCATCAATATTTCTAATTTGATGGTATCTATTATCTGCATTTCTTCTGTGTGGAACACGTCATCCTTAAACTGGCTCCACATTTTTTTGAAATGAAATTGAAACATCTCCAACTCTTCTTGGGAGAACTGATTGGACAACTCTTTGTAGTATGGTTTTGTTTTTAATTCATTTGCTACAGCCGCCTCTTTCTTTTGCGCAGAAGAGAATCCGACCTTTTTGGCAATCCAGTCACGAACAGACTCAGGGTCACGCTGGAGGGTTTTTGCTATTGCTTCAGGAGAAAGAACCTCGCAGTTCTGCTCGATAAAGTCCATCTCCTCATTGGAAAATCTACCCTTCTTCATCTTTGATTTTTCCATCAATAATCTCCTGTATTTTTTTCATCACTTTGTTTTTTCGCGCTTTTGTGATTTTGCCCTTGTTTTTCATTTTAAGATAGTCCGAGCGCATATTTGCAGGAAGATGTTCATCTATAATGGACATTAGTTCAGTCAGCTGGGCGTCGTCACTTATGTTGTCGAGTGTGGCTATGTGGAAAAGTTCATGTATATCTATAGGCTCAAGAATATTTTTCTTGTTTTCTTGTATTTTGTGAGCGGCCCCCACCTCATAACGATAATAATTATCGCGCTTGAAATTTTTCAGGCGGTTGTTGAGATGTATATATAAGAAATTTTCCAAAGAGCGCGAACTGTCATAATCTTTCATTGCCCGAAGAGCTATAAGAAAAGCCTCTTGCTCTATATCTTCTGTTTCATATGAGGCAAAGGTATATTTATGGGCGATTTTTACAATAACATTGTTGAATGCTTCAAGAAATCTTTCCTCTGTTAATCCTTGGGGCAATTTCAATCTTCATCATCCTCCTCAAGAAGACTGGCTATGGACTTATCTTCTTGTTGTAAATCTTTCTTAACATCTTCATCGAGTTCAGCCGTTGATTTGGTGACGAGATCAAGATCTATTTCTACTGTTTTTTTGGTCATTTTTAACTCCTGTATACAATTACACTTTTGTTATATACACACAGCTAGAAAAAAACCCACAAATTTGTGCAATTTTTGCAGTAAAGGGTGATAGTATAGTGCGTAAGAGTATTTAGATTGAAGTGTTGTTTGTAACGCTGTCACGTAAAAAAGTTGGGGCGCCCATTTATGGAGCGCAGCGACAGTCCTGTTCGTGGCGTATGGACGGGGCCGCCAGTCAAAGATTGGGGCCACAGACAAATTTAACAATTCATGATGGTTAGGGGTTGGAATCAGGTGTTACCCGCACCTGACACATTTGGCAGTTGAATGGTCTTAGTAATAAGATGCGGCAAATAATTTTGTTGTAATGAGTTGACGGCTCTCATCCAAACCACCAACAAGACAACTGGTTAGTGGCCCACTAATAAATGCTTTATATCCCCAGGCGTGGTGCTTGTTGGAGGGATAAAAGCCGGGGGTACGGACATACATAATATGAGGATTATTTATGGAAAGAAAAAAATGTCGTAAGTGTGGTGAAGAAAAACCAGAGACCAGCGAGTTCTATTCTTGTTATAAATATAAATATAAAGGTTGCGTAGAGAATAGGTTGAGGAACGTTTGCAAAAACTGCTGTAGTGAAACCGCTAGAGAGTATAGAAAGAAAAATAATGACAAAATATTAAGCGATCAGAGGAAACGTAGACAAAAGATAAAAGATACGCCGGAATATAAAGAGGCAAAGAAAATATCTGATTCTAAGTATTACAAAAAGAATAAAGACAAGGTATTGTCAAAAAATCGTCGATATTACCAAGAAAACAAAGTTCAGATTATCAAAAAGCAGACGGAATACCAAAAAAAGTGGAGAAAGACGGATCGCGGATCAGAATGGATGAAAAAATACTCAAGAGACAAAATAAAAAACGACGAGAACCATAGACTCAAAAAAAATCTTAGGTCTCGACTGTGGCACGCGCTAGTGGGCAAAAATAAATCTGCATCAACAGTAGAGTTGCTAGGATGTAGCATAGAAGAGTTAAAGATTTACCTACAAGGTTTTTTTCAACCGGGGATGACGTGGGATAACTATGGAAATCCAGACGGAGATCACAAAAAAAGCTGGCATGTAGACCATATTCGCCCATGTGCGAGCTTTGATCTCTCCGACCCTATCGAGCAACGCGAGTGTTTTCATTACACAAATTTACAGCCTTTGTGGGGCAAGGATAATCTATCGAAGGGAGATAAGTGGGATGATTGACTCACCCTGTAAAAGACACTGTGCTGTAAATCAACAGCAAGTATGTATTGGTTGTGGTAGAACTGTTCGCGAAATAAGGATCTGGACAAATGCCAGCGAAGAAGAACAAAAAGAAATTCTCGCCAAGAGTAGTGAAAGGTTGCGCCTGCAAGAGATGCGGGACAAGAACATATACAATGATAAGCAAAACTAAATTCAAGTGCGTTTTGTGCGCGGAGGTTCACATTGACAAAAACGTGTAAGATATGCGGCCAAGCAAAGGGTCGGGATCAGTTCGCGGGCCATAAAATGTACAAGGACCGCCTTGACTCGCGTTGTAAGGAGTGTGTTAGGACGCAGGCGAGGATCAGACGCGAATTGAAGAAAGTGGCTCCTGCGATGCCTGAGAAGTGCGAGTGCTGTGGTAAAAAATCACACAAGACCCTGGTGTTGGATCATTGTCATGAGACGAATCAGTTTAGGGGCTGGATATGCGAAGCATGTAATACGGGCATTGGTAAGTTGGGCGATGATTTTATGGGTGTCTGGTTGGCGGCTATGTATCTGTCTCGATTTAACGAAGGAGAGCTAAGTAATGCACATAACGGAAATAAATAGCGAACAAATAGAAGAATTGAAAAAGCACGTAGAGATAAACGAGCAGGGACACATAATAACAAAAAAACTACACGACAAAAAGGGACCATACGGATCTAGTGTTGGCGCCAAGGCAAAAGTAGGAAGCAGAAGAGGGTCAAAAACTAAATACGGTCAAATTTTCACTTATAATTTTCTTGGAGAATTCGGAAAACTGGTTTGTAAGGCCAGAGACATTGTGTGGATACTCGCCAATGGGCCGATTGATGCCAATATGACAGTCTACCCAATAGATGGAGATGTTTTTAATGATAGAATCGAAAATCTAGCACTTAAAAAAAGAAATAACGGCAGAAGACCCGGATCAAAAGACGTGAACAAAAGAACCACCAACAGGCTTGGCCTCACAAAAAAAGAGTTAGCAACCGCTTTGCGAATGAAAAAATCAGGGGCGACTTGGCGAGAAATATCTGAGACTATGGGCTATAGTGTTGACTGTATTAAAAACTGGGTTAAAAAAGACGAAAAATACAAACCGGCTTTAAACTGGTCACATCTGACGAACACAAAAGAATATGATACTGAAAATATCGAAGACGAATCTGGAATATATTGTATCGCTATGTGTGCAAATAGAACTGGATGCTCAAAATTTTATATAGGATCAACCATAAGCACAAAAACCAGAATAGAACAGCATATTCGCGAGCTAAAAACTAACTGTCATTATAATAGCGACTTCCAAGAGCTTTATAATAGCGGCATGAAAATCCGGGCGTTTTTACTAGAAGCTTGTAGCGAAAGCGAATTATTAGAAACGGAAGAAAGAATAAGGGGTCAGTACTGCGAAGGTTCTTTAATCAATAAAAACAGAGCCGTTCTTCTTGATGAAATCCGACCTTGGCTGGAAAAGGCGCGTCATAGATTTACAAAAAATAAATATACAATAGATAAAGAAACTGACTGCTGGGAGTGGAATGTTCTTGACGCAAGCAAAGGATATGGAAACCAGATAGGTGTCAGTATAAAACTTGTTCAAAAGTCTATTTTGCCGCATAGACTATCTTACTACATTCACAAAGGCGAGTATCCTCCCTTGCTTCGCCACAAGTGCGACAATAAAAGCTGTGTAAACCCGGATCATCTTGAGTCTGGCAGTCACAGGCAAAACGGACTAGATAGAAGTAGAGATTTTAGAAAAGATTTTGAATACTGGTGGCTTGAGTATAGTCGAGACATTAAAAAACTGACAGAGCATTTTTGCTGGAATAGTACTGGAGCGGCTCTTAAATGGGAGCGTGAACTTGGACTTAGAGAAAAATATCCAGAAATATACTGGGAAAACTCCAAGTATATGTCGCCAGAAGAAAAACAAAAACAATTTGCAAAGAAAAGGGCAAAGAGGGAAAAAGAGCGATTGAGACAGCGGCGACTGAAGACAATTAAAAATGAAATCATAAATATCAAAAAAA